TCGAGAATCGATTGAGACATCATTTTGATTTCCAATTACTGTACCACATAGCCGATGAAGAACAGAAATACATGTACCTCCAAGCATGCTTTGAGAGGATAATGGAAGAAGACACTGTTGACATTATGTGTCTATTAAAATTACCAGACTTTATAAAAGAGACTATTGATCTAAATTACTTATGGAGTGAAATGACGTCAAAAATTTTCATACTTACTTATGAATTTGAATATATCTCAGTCACTTGGACATACGATAATAACGATGACCGATACCATGCAACTTATGACAACTACGATGATGAGTATGGAGAAGCCTGGGAAAATAGTGATTATTATGATGAATTCTGGGGACCAAACATCAATGATGAATGAATAAGTACTTAATTAAAAACAATGTAATTAATAAAAAAAACACCCTCGATAAAACGACACACCGCTTTTATCAAGACTCAGGAAATTAACCAAATATCAATAACCACAAACAATAAAGCAATGCTCAACGCCATATTAGCAAGAATTGAAGCTTTCAACGGTGAAGATATATCAATGACTTATGTTGATCCAACCATTGGTGCTACGAAACCTGAACTTCAGCCAAGATCAGTGACCTCAGAAGTCAGAATATCGTTCAGACTTCCAGCCAGATTCACTTCACCATTAATGGATACTGGCAAAGTATTGAATAACTATATAAATAGCGACTTCCCAACTACATTTGTCGGATTGGAACAGAATACACTAAATTACTTGAATACGATTGGCAAAGTCATTGCGAAACTTAATTCTGATTTTTCGATCAAACCGTCCAAGTATCATTCCAGCATGGAAACATTCTTGCATATGATGGACAGAATATCAGCAACTTTGACTGTAAAGAGAGGCTCAGAACTGGAGAGTCTTAGTGCCATATCTCGGAATTATGCTACTGAGATAATTAACTTGGATCTCAAGCAAGCAACCATGAGAGAAGAACTTGTGGGAAGCAAATCATTTTCTATGATTGATGCACCCCCAATGTTAACCATGATAATGAGAGTGAGAGCTGCCATGACTAGAGGTCTTGAACAAGCAACTATATCTGGTTACGAATACCATGATACAGCATTTGGGACATCATTGAAAATGGACAAGAGTGGATGGACTATTATAACAAAAGGTGATTCCAATTGCGATTGGTTGATAATGATAGCTGACCGATGGTGTGCTACTTATTCGAGAAATTCTAACATTTATGCAATAGTACCAATGACTTACATGGATTATTATTATACCAAAGTTGAAATATTATATAATATGAAGATTGTCGCCATGACACCTGATTACGAAGATATCAGATTATTAGTGGATCTCTTGGAAGAACTCAGCAAAATAGGTGATAAACATGATTTGATTGTCGATTTTATGAAATCATTTGAAGGATTAGTCAACATGACCGCTGATTTCAAAGCTGATCCTAGGTGTAGTGTTGGATCAATCTTAGATGTTTACAACTCTATGTCAATAACCGATGAAAAGATCACGGGTACAACAATCTCTATAATGGATTATTTTAAGATTGTGATCCCAAGTCTAGATTTCCCTATATCAGCATTATGTCGACAATCAAAGTATTCAATCTTATATCGATTGGCAAATTCACTCAAGGATTTGAATCCAACTAGATTGCTAGAAGTATCATCTCTCCATAAGTTTTGCTTCTATTCAGTCATCGATGAAGAACTCGGAATCAAGAAGCTCGCAAAGCGAACTCACACTCCAAGAGATATTGATTACACAGCAATTCGTACAATGCGTTGTTACTTCAATCGTGAGTACACAATTGAATTCACGAGAAGACATAAAAGGTTACCACAAGTATTGAGTGATGAATCATTATTGATTGAGTCAGACATTGTAAAAGAATTAGGAGCAAGCAGTGTTGCAGTGATCAGTGATAAATTCAGAGCACTAGTGATTGAATTCAAGAATATTCAAAGCTATCAAGAGATACATACCCTCTAGACTGGTGGTTTGATTTGCGACCATATGACTGCGAAGAAGATCTAACAGTGGGAACACCCATTGAGCACGCAAAGGATAAGAGATCTGCAAAACAAACTGGGTCATACACAGCATATGACACAGAGAAAGAACTTGAACGAATCATAAGATCAGAGACAATAAACTTTAGGCCACTGACAAAGATAATTAAAGATGCTGTAGTACCGCAATCCATATCATATATACAACAGGGGAAGGCGACATATAACGATGAGTTGACCACTATACTCAAAGAAAAAGAACGTGAACAGAAGAAAGAAGGACGACTTTTTGGGATGCTAACGACCGAGGGAAAGCAATCACTATCTAAGATAATGACGAAAGCCGAACATGTACTTTCTTATTTCAAGGGTAACCTAATGACACCTAGTGATTCTGAGAGGAGAAAACACTGCACTGGATGGCACAGAGCTTATTAGATGACGACAAATACGCTATAATGGCTGATATCGAGGGTCATAATCAATCGATGCAATTTGGCAACACAGCTGATCTATTAGAATCAATAGGTCTTATCTATGGTGAGCAAAAATGGTCAAAACTTTCAAGAATATTCTCTAATCTTAATTTGTTTTACGCATACGCATTTGAGGATTACACATTTTTGTCTAAAGGTCAACTTGGTGGAATAGAAGGCTGGATGAATCCGGTTTGGACATTACATACAGTGATTGTCACGTCTCTGTTGCCAGAATTGACAGGTATTGACATCCGATCAAAGGCCGTATATTCAGATGACATAGCTGTTGTTATTTCTCTCCCTGAATTGACTGAACAAACTTTAAATGCGACACTCAAAGTAACTCAAGATCATTTTTATCGATACGGAATGATCCTCAAAGCATTACAAACTGTTGTGAGTAAGTTTAGAATAACTATGCTTAGACAACACTACATCTGTGGCGTACGATCTGATTTATCATTGAAGAGAATGATATCAGCCAGCACCATGGGAAATCAATTCTTCCACTGTGACGAGATTGAATCAGCTGGTCTCATATCAGCTGTTAGCAGTTCATTAGAATTATCTAATTCAGTTTATCCACAACTTGTCTTAAAATGGTTAAGGCTTAGTCAACTACTGATAAGACCATTCTTGTCATCAATCATGACAGAAATAAGTTCGGAAATAATGAATGAGAATTACTTCAATTCTGGTACAGTTGCGATTTATAGAAGTCTATTTCCGTATGAAAGATCAGACGATCAAAGCTGGATCTTCATTAGACTTAAGGAGGAGCTTAGATCATTAAATCCTGAAGCTGCGGTCAACTGGCTGAAGAAGCAGAAGGAAGCATTATCAATTAAATCATTGTCTGATTCTCAGAGAGAAAGTGCAAAATACCAATTGATTAGATTAATGCGAGAAGATAAATCATTCATTACTTTATTCTTATTAAGATGTTTGCTACCAGTTGATATGGGTGGAGTCAACGCAATGGTGCTAGAACAGATGGTATTAACCGGATTTAGAGATTCACTGTCGAGGAACTTGAGCATAATCAAAAATCTCTATAAACCTGATACTAAGGAATCAAGTATAATCAATATATGTTTAACTAATGTCATGGGTGGAAATGGGAAGTATACTGATCAATCAATCAGTGTAGATGGAGATGATGAGTACATAAAGACAAAAATCTCAGATAATAGCAAGGATGTTTTTACAGTAATGTATGATGAATCATCTCTAGTTACTCAAGAATGGCCAACATCTTTAAGGCAAATAACGCCAGAGGCCCTTATCAAGGGGAAGTTATTGGCTTTGTTCAAGAAGATCTGTGTCAATAAAGAATTGAAAGATCTATTGATGTTTGATGATTATAGGCAAGAATTCAAGACTAAGATCGTCGACGAATTGAGGGGGAACTTTTATGGTAAGATCGCTAGATTTTATATTGATACAAGTGGCTTTATGATTGTGGACAAGATACTTAGTAAAGTTGAAAATACATCTAGCCTTATAAGACGAGTGAACAAATTTCCGAAACTCTGCAAAAGCTTAGCAGAATGTAGTGTAAAGGGTCCAAGAAAATGGTTGTTGAAACCAATATATAACTATGGTAGGATAAATGAGACGACTAATATTCAAGAATATTTGTTCTTCCGCAGAAGTTATATGTTTCCAAGAGTATCCTTCGTGCCATGTATCGAACCAGAGGCAAATTCAGTTATAATGCCAGCAATCTTTGATAATAAGGGAACTATGTTAACTCCATGGTCAATGCAGTGTACTAGTACCAGCGGGATGAGCACTGTAGATGGAAAACAAAGATTTTTACCACCCCTTTATGGGAATGAGGCTCTTTATAAAGGATCATTGAAGGATGAGAATGAAATGTTTGTAACATTGAAAGAAGCTCTAGTTGTTAAATGTGTATCAGTGACTAAGTGGATAATATACCGATCTGATGAAACTAAATATTTTACTAATGTTGTGAATAGTAATAACATTACTAACTGCGCTGATCTTAGTTTATCAACGCTCGGCTATGGAAGATTCAGGACGTATCAAGCTAGTGTGCCATTACTTACAAGAAGTGAAATAGCCCATAGAATCCCCGTATTAGACCAGAAGCCCAAAGCAGTGCTTAGATGCCTACCATCACAGACAACTAAGTACAAAGTTACTTTCAATCAATCCTGGGTGTATGCACATAACTTGTCTGATTCTGATATACATTTTGACTACTTCAAAATGAGACTCATATGTGCCGAAGCAATATCTATGTCATTGCATGAACCCATGAACTGGTCGAAACATTATTATGTTAAATTGAACCCACTAATCAGGGACGTACAATTCAACTACTTAGTGATCAAACCTGAGGTCAAGCTGATAAATACCAAGACAATAACAAAAGTGATAAGAGAACCTGTATCTATAGCTAAGATTAATTGGTTGGCAACAGCATTGCCATCAATAATAGATGGTCAACATGTTACAAGTATGCCAAAGATCGACATAAGTGAAACAAACGTATTGTCAGAAAATAATCTGAGTAAACAACTTATAATTGAATATTACAAATCTCTTAAATCACAAAATCTTTGGGATTACAATCCATTATGGTCTGATTCCGCCTGGTCACCATTCATTAAGAAATATAAGTCTATACTTAATTCTGAAGTCGATCTCACTCCTGAAACTATAAAGAATATTATACATGAGCATACATTACAGACGGTACAAAGATTGAGATCAGATATGGCTCCTAGTAATGCAAATCAAATCAATAAGGCTGTGATTAATAGAATATCATATGAACTGTTGAGTGATGATGAAGAATTGATTGATACTTGTGATCAAATCATAGAATTAATGACCAATGTATCAAGATTGACAAAGGACAAAAGAAGCATGCTGCTTGATGCACAGGAAATCTTAAACCTCTATTCCAACCAGCATAATAAGTTGCTCAAAGAGATGTTTTTCAGGATTGTAATAGAGAATTGTTTAGTTGTTACAGTAGCACACGGCCAAATTCAAGTAGATGTCTATTCCAGCGAAGCGATATGTGAAGAAATGCTCCAAGATCTGATTCAATTTATTGGGCCAACTAGCAATAAATCAATATTAGCAATGCTTATAACCAAGAATCTTACAAAAGAAGAATTGAGAAGAGCCTGTATATCAATAATAGAGCACGCAAGTGAGATTGTAAATTCACATGATCTGGAACTTGATATACATGAGGAGTCTATTGTTAAGATTAAGTATGAACAAGATGAAGTAATAGATCCTAGATTCGTCAATGAGCCCTCAAGGACCACCTGCAGATTTTACTCAATCGTGCCAGAGAAATTAACAAATATAAGGAATTTAGCAAATATGATTGAATACCGATCGAAATACGTACAAAGCCGTGGCGATCCGAGTGTGTATGATTCTCCACTTTGCTCGGATGTGTATATGACCGCTTATAACTTGCTCTTTTCAATGAGAGACGTAGGGCTAATTAATCATGACTCTGTAATCTTAGATCTAACAGCCGGAAGAGGAGAATTCAACATAGCATTGATGAAGCTTGGAATAAATGCTATAAGCCTTAATAGAAGAGATCAATATTGTGCAATGAAGAGTTCAAAGAATGTAAAATACTTAGATGATTATGATTGGGCGTCTGATCAAGCTCCAGACGAATATTATAGTGAATTATCCTTGCTTACTAATAAAAGAGTATGTGCTATATTCGATATAAGTCATTTGGGAGATAAATCTTCAATATTTACCGATAGAATATTAGATACCCTTGCTCATCATGAGACGAGAGTTATTCGATTCAAACCAATATTGAATTATCTAGACAGAATATTGAAATTCACGACTGAGAATAGCTATCGAGTCTATCTATCAATGATTGGGGATAATGCTCGTCTTAGTCCCTATTCATATATAATTATAACTAAAGTAAATATTACTGAAACGAAATTATCAGACTCAGATGAGTCGCTCAAACTTGCAAAGCAGGTAGTCAAAGATATTAGATCAGTTTTCCAATATTCGAGCAGTAAACCTATTTATAAGAATCTCAGCTCTTGTTCTATATATGAAGATTTTGATCTTATAAACATTACTGATATGAGAATTAAAGAAATTATATCAGTTGCGGTTAATAGAGGTGATTCTAAAGTCAAACACGAAATACTGGCGAACATGTATTCTGTGACTCACTACTATATACCGGATCTACTGATGCCTTACATGAGTGATGAAATGCAGGAAAGGATTGCAGATATTACATTAGCAAGAATAGGTGAGCTTGATAATCTCAAAGACTACGGCTACAAACAATATCATATGGCTCAAAAGACTTGGAGCAAGGTTGCAGCAAGATGCTTTGGACGAGTTTTACCTGCCTATAAATTGACTTGCGACGACTTGAATTGGTTGAGAAACAAACATCCTGTGCAAGCACTACGTAAGACTGCACACTTATTATTCAGGAGTGACCTATGTGAATTAAGGATTAACAATGATGAATTTGTTGAACATCTTCAAAGAGATGTAGATTCTGATGTAATTAAACTCGCTCACTGGGGTCCGAGAAGCAGAAATTTTTATGATGCTGTGCTACTTATTGTAGGGAACTCGATGCATAATGACCCATCAATGCATCACGACATTTTGAAAATTAACTACCAACTTAATTTGATCACAAGACGGAATTATTTTGAATTGTTAAGATATACAAATATGATGACACCGATACAAGATAAATTCGATAATTTTTTAAGTGATTGGGTTAACGAATCTGAGATGGGTAAGTACGCTATGGAAGAGTTTTACGACAGATACATCAGAAAATTAAACTATTATAATGATTACAAATTGAGTTTGGTTAGTAAAACTGAAGAACAAATAACTGATCCAAGAGCAACAAATCATAAAGATTCTGAATTAGCAAAGCTTTTTTTGGAATCGATGGATAAAGTAATGGATATTGATATAATCGGAAAGGGTATAATAACTGATTCCAGTTTGCATTTTTACGAATCAGACGATATAATAAATACTGATCAAGTAAACAATATCATTAATGCTGGCATCACTGGAATAATGGGTGATGTAATGAGTGAAATACGGATCAACGAAGAAGTGATACGGGAAGATGAAGATCGATTAGATCAAATGCGTAAGAATACATTCAGATCAGAGAATGAATCAGAAGATCAATATGAATCAAGATTAAAGATGATGTCATTAATAGCTAGTATGAACGATACTGCAGATGATGCGTATGATGAATATGAAGAGGATCTCTAATAACCTAGATAAATTAATATTCTTTTTATCTATGAATAAATTTGAATCGTATTTGATCATTAATCTTTGAAAATGCATTTCTTTTTTTCTTTCTTCAAATCCCCACGTACTAGGCTCATGGTAGCTAACCCATAATTTGGGGGTTGGCTGCTTCATAGTTGAGCTATCTTGCTTTTTAAGGGCACTTACACTAATTATTCAAACACTTAAAT